CAAGGTGTCTGCCGACAGGACCTCGTCCGGCAATGCGCCCACCAGGACGGCAGACACCTTGCATGTAACTGTCGCCGTTGGTGCTACCGAGAGCAGCAGGATATCACTTGGCATGGTCAGCCAGCGATCGCCTTGGCGGCCGCAGCAATCTCGGGATTGTCGTTATGAGTTAAGAAACCTCGCACATATCCGGGATCCTTGGCATAAATTGCACTCATCGTCTCCCCCTTGTGTTTCCCGAAGGCAAGGACCGGATCCGAAACCTTGAGTGATGCCCGCGTTTCAACCGGCACAGGAATCGGTTCAGCAGGCACCAACATCGCAGTCTCCACCAGGACACCGCCAACAGCCGCCGTATAGCGACCATCATTGCCTCCAACAAGCACGGCACAATGCCCCGCCACCCACGCCCGCGCGAGCCCTTCCGGGACATCGACGGTCGTTCCAGCGTGAAACACACCTAGAGGACCGGCAGCCGTCGTAACCATTCGCACCAGCATGTCAGCCTCCAATCAGGGCGTAGAACTTGCCCGACTTCACATTGCCACCGGCAGCAAGGACAAACTTGAGACGGTCGTTGGCGATACAGACGGGTTCTCTGATAGCCTGACCTGCCGCAATAAATACGGCAGCTGCGCCCGCGGTGTCATGGACGCCCGAACGTGGATAGACCAAAGTGGCACCGTTCATGTCCGTGAGCGTTACAATTGCTTCGCCGGTCCCTTCGACCGTTACAACGAGATCCACGCCGTCGGCGTAGTCGGTCTTGGCATAGCGGATCGCCAGGACCTTGCCACTGGCTACAGGAGTGTAACCAGTGGCAGAACCGTCGGCAGCGGTTGTGATGACAGGAGTCTCAAACCACTGGCCATACATGCTACGCTCCGTAGTCCCCGGCGACCATCACCCGCGAGACGAAGGTCTTGCCGATGACCGGCAAATAGGCGGTCACGTAGAAGGCAGTCTTGTGCGTGTCCGTGATCTCAGCCACATAACTGCCGTTCGCCAAGGTCTGGACCATGTGACACTTGCCCGCCACCAGGGCGTTGATGATTGAGCCCGAAGCCGCCTTGGCTGCCAGGGTATCGGCAGCATGAGATGTCACCGCCAGGCCCGTTGCAGCGTCTGAGAGAAGCATCGTGAGGATCTGCGGCGTGGTGACCGCTACCCCTGCGCCATCCAGAACAGCGATGGTGCATTCGGACACGTTGGCCGCGCCCGCCGCAAAGGCAAACGTCACCTTTGCAGGCGTGTGATAATCATTGACCTCGACCAGGGCGCCGTCATGGATGTCCAGGATGGACCCGGACTTCAGCTCGTTGACAGCACCCGACTCGAAGACCTGCTTGTCGGGCCCCTCCTTGTGAACTAATGCTGTGTAACCCATTGGATCCTCCGGATGGGGGCGGGTTCACCGCCCCCGATAGGTTGTTACTAGGCGGCCGCGGGAGAGATGACCACGGACGAAGCCATCACGCCCTTTGTCGCTGCCGTCTGGGTGACCGGCAGGTTCCGAGGCGTGCGAATAACCTCGACGCCGCAGATCTCGGCGTTGGCCACACCCGGCGTGACGGTGAACTTGATGTACCTCTTTGACGGGTTCTTGACTTCGAGGCAGACCAGGAAGTCCGAGACGGGGTTTGCAGCGGGTTCGGTATAGACCACTTCGCCTGCGTACTCGGTTATAGCAGTTCCGGCGACGTCTCCACCCAGGGCCTCGATCTTGATCGTGCCGTTGACCAAGGCGGTTCCGATGTGCACGATGCACAGTGCACTATCGCAATCGGCCATATCCAGGACGCCCGTGCTCTTGGCTGCCAGGCCGGCGGCGAAGTATCCGACTTCGGCGGTGATGATCTTGTTGTTCAGGACTGAGTTTTCCACATCAGCCTCCTTAGGCTGCGAGCTTGATGCGCGCGAACGCTTCGGACTGGGTCGGCTTGCCGTCTGACCACATGGTCATCAGCATTTCGACGAGACCTTCCTCGGCGTACAGCTCACGCAGGATCTGCAGCTCGATGCCCTGGGAATCGACGATGCGATAGCCCTGGTTCCAGTCGGCGAGCATGCCGACGTACTGGCTGGCCTGGAAGGTGTTCGGCACGTAAGCCGACTCGTCGACGCCATGGCCGAGCAGAATGTCCGGATCCCCGGCGACGATGGAGGTCTGCCAGATGTACCTGCCCTCTCCATCTTTCATCTTCGAGATGCCGAGCACGGCTTCCATCGAGAAGAGCCACCGTGCGACCTTGCGATGAATCGGCGTCAGGTGGTACAAGGCATTCTTAAGGCCGTCAATGGTAATGGCCGTCGCGGTGTTGCCGTCGGAGAAGTCACGGTCGGTATTGATGCCGTCCGCGGAAACTGTGAACACACCGAGCGGCTGAGCAGACCCTGTTCCCAGGAGATACGCCTGCTCCATCGTGATCGCCAGGACGTAGTCCAGTTCTTCACGCACCACAACATCGATGTCGATAGCCGAATTCCGCTGCAGCGTGGTACTGATCTGGACTGCCTTCTGCAGCTTGGTCGGCATCAGTTTGACCAGGCCGAACTTGAGAGCGGTGTCCTTGGTGGCTTTGCCGACCTCGGACGTCCACTCGGCGTTCGTCATGCGAGCCGTCTTCTTGGGGAAGATGACCGTGCTCGTGCCGGCGATGGTGCTCTTGGCAGCGAACTGACGCACGAAGACCAGGTTATTGGCTCCCTGGATCAGCTCTGCCCGGAACTGGTCGGGTACGAAATACCCACCATCCGGCTCGCTGCTCTGCGTCAGGGCACGCGCCTCTGTCTCCAGAAGATGCCCGCTGCGCAGGAACTTCGTGAATGCGGCGCGCGCCTCGGTATTCTCAGGCTGGCCGTCTCTCTTGCCCGGATCGTCCTTGCCGCCCACGATAGTGGGGACCGGGGTACGCAGGTCGACTTCCAGCACCTGCTGCTTGCGTTCAGTGTCGATCCTCGCCTGAATAGCCGCAGCGTCGGCATAGATCGTCTTGTACTGATTGTCCTCCTCTGCGGTAGGAGACCGTTTCTCCGTATCGGCCTTGTCGAGGATCGCTCGACCCTGGCCGATGAGGCCTGCTCGCTTCTGGGCGAGCTCGTTCAGTTCTGTCACTGTCATATCGATTCCTTTCGAGGGTTTCAGCTCTCGAGTTCCAAGAGTGCGAGCCGCTTTCGGCGCGACTCATTAGCCGTGGCATAGTCAGGTGTGACTGGTGCTATCGGTTCCGAGTGCGGCTCCTGCCGCGGCTCGTTAGCTTCTTGTGTGGGTGTTGCCTTCCGATGTTCCGTCAGGACACTCTCCGCAGAACGGGCGGAGACGTCGGTTGTCGGATAAGCGGGATAGGTGACGGGAGAGACATCGTGCAACTTGACCTCTTTGAGCGTCCGGATGGGATTCTGTGGATCCCGCTCGTCCCACTCTTCCTGGAGGGCGTCGAACGCGAAGCTCATTTGGTCTACGTCGCCGCGCTTCACCGAGATCAGGAGATCATTCCCTACCGTCGTCGGCGCAACGTCGATGTCGACGACGAGCCCCCGGTCATCCGTTGAGAGTTTCAGCGTTCCGGAGGTCGTCCGTCCGAGAACGGCGCTGGGGTTATGGTTGAACAGGGCTTTGACGTCCGCCTTATCTGCCAGAGTCTTGTCGAATGCGCCGCGCGCGATTTTCTCCCGGAACCAGCCGCCGATGTCGGCCAGCGTATCGAATACCGCAGCGTGACCGGCCAGGTGATTGCCGATCTCTTCACCCTTCCGTACTTCAAACCCAAACGTCCTATACTCTGTTTTCTCATCTGCAAAGCTTTTCAACTCTGGCGGTTCGAGATCTGCATCTTTCAGGTGCGCCGCCAGGTGGTTGTAGACCCCTTGCCGATCGGCATCGGGAATCGTAGTGCCACCACGGCCCCCATTCAATACGGCAATGCCCGCTCGACAGGCCGTAATGTTGGCTGCCCCGATTGTTCCATTGGCATCCACCTCATGATTTATAAACTTGTAGGCGGCTTTTGTCTTGGGGTCTCCCTCGGGATCCTGCCAGGCAAAGGCACTCTTGTAGTAATCCTCAGTTTCGCCTACCCGAAGATTTGTCTTCGCACCTGGGCCGTCCCAAGCAACATTCGATGTTCCGGTATGATGTACCGGTAATGCCTTGCGCAATTCAACTGCCATATCCATACTGAGCCTCCTGACTTCAACATCAGACACACCCTTACCCACGGTGCACCTCCGCTATTTCTGCCTCAATCTTCGTCATAACGTCGTTTGCAAGAGCCAACGAAGAGCGATTTGCATAGAAATCCTCGACAGCAAACACCAGATCCTGCTTCTCGGACTCTGCCTGTACGACACGAATCATCAATGCCGCCCCTTCAGAAAGGCTATAACGCCTTGCCTGAACTGCTGCAAACGCCTCAACCGTGGCAGCATCCACGCCATTTCCGTTTCCTATCGCACGGATTGTTGACGCAATAGGCGCTGAAAGCCGCTGTTTAACGAAGGTTTCAAGTGATGTAACCATATAATCAGCCAACCAAGAGGAAAACCCTTGAACGTCGCTTACTGCAAGGAGTTTCCGCGCTTCCTTCAGGACGTCCTCAGATTCGCGCTTGGCTATGTGGTCAAATGCGTCCGAAAGGACGGGTTCGACGACAGAACGTCCGACAGCCGGAACGGCGATCTGCCCGGAGGGGATCATGTTCATGGGCATCATGTAGATGTCCCCCTTGCCATCCGGCAGCGGGTTCATGTTCTCCAGGGCCCTGACATCGTTCGCAGAGAACCAACCCCATTGACGGCCCACAGAATAGGCGGCATACCGGCTCGCCATGTCGCCCCGCATGAAGACGTCCATCTTGAATTCAGCGAAGTATTTGTAGCTTGCGAACAACATGCGGTTCAGCTCCTGCTCCCAACGCACGGCCCACGGCATGAGAGCATCGGTCACGAACTCCATGCCTAGGTGCTCGACGTTCGAGAACGTGGCGTGCGTCAAATCGTTGATCTTGTGCGCTGGGACCCTGTACCAGCCGGCAATCTCCGACCGCTGAAACTCACGCGTCGCAAGCAGCTGCGCATCGTCGGCATTGAGGGCAATGCTCTTGTAGTCTAGGCCTCCATCCAGGATGGCGATCTTGTGCTGATTATGCCCACTGTGCGCGTCGACCCACGCCTTCGCCATGTCAATCTTCTTCTTCTCGTCCATCATTGGAGCAGCAGTCACCAGATATCCACCGGGCGTCGAGTCGTTGCCGAAGAAGCGGGCGGCGTAATCCTGCGCAGCTGCGGACAGGCCGAGGCCTTCACGCTGGATACTGATCGGCGAATACCCGATCTGTCCGTCGAACGACAGGCCAGGGATGTGGAGCACTTGGGCTGGGTCCAGATGATGAACGCCGGTATACGGAGAGGTGAAGGTGTAGACTAGGTTGCCAGTCGCGAAATCGCGCCGCACGGTCATCCAGTCGGGGCGAAGTGGCCACAAAGCACATGGCTGCCCAGCCATATTGAATTGGATCTCCGAGTAGGCGTTTCCCCACAGGCATAGGTGCGCCATCATCGTTTCGCGCCATGTGAACGAGGTCATCTCGCGGTTCGGCTCATCGTGCAGGACGTGATATAGCGGGTGATTGACAGCTACCGTCTTCCCGTTCTCGCCGCGAGCGTAGACCATGAGTGGCATGCAGGCCATGGACTCAGCCAGGACCCGGACGCAGGCATAGACCGTCGGGATGTTGATCGCCGAGTGCTCGGTGATGTAGGCGCCGGATTCCGTCAGTCCTTGCGACGCAAGCCATTGGCTGAACTCCTCCGTCATATGCGACTCGGAGCGCCGTCCGAACACCCTCTGCATTACGGTCCTGATGCTCACACGCGCCTCCTAGAATGAGTACACGGAGATACCGGGGTTGCCGGCTGGTTCTGACGCTGTTGCCAGATGCGCGTGCTGCGCATCGATCCATGCCACGAGAAGGTCAATCTTTGCAGCATTGTTCCGCTTCACCGGTTTGATATTCTGCGCTTCATCCTCAACGATCGAGACGTTGTCGAACATCCAACGCAGCACAGGGTTGGTTGGGATGTCGACCTTGCCCGACAGAATCAGACGCTGGATATCCTTGGCCGCCGGGCTCATGGTCTTGAACCCTTGGCGCGCCTCGAGGACGTTCCAACCATCCTTCTGCAGATCGTTGGAGAGCTGCGAGAAGTTCCAGGGATCGCCGACGACATCATTGCACTTGGTCAGTTCCCGTCGCTTCTCGAGGTAGGACCGGATGAAGTCATAGTCGCAGATGTTCCCGGGCGTCGTCTGAATGTACCCTTGTTTCACCCAGAGATCGTAGGGCACGTGGTCGGCTTTTGCCCGTGCCTCAAGATTCTCCGCGGGGATGAATGCCATAGGCACAAGGTTCCACTGGCCATCTGGCTTAAGTGGCGCCCACACTTCCATCAGGCCGACAAGGTCGATCGTCTTGGCAAGGTCGAGTCCGATATAGCAAACCCGACCTGCAATCTCGAAGGCCGTGTTATTGACGCACTTGTCATAGAAGCCCAAGTCCAGCCAGCGCACACTCTGCTGCGTCCACTGGTTCAGGTACCAGCGGCGGAACGCATTCTGCTTCGCCGGGTTGTTTTGAGCCTCACGGCATTCTGCAGCAAGAAAGGATTCGGGAATCGTGATGCCCAGTGAGGGATTTGCCTTGTACCATGTCGCAGGCAACGTCCAGTCATCGCCCGGGTCGGCTTCATAAATGACCGTGAAGAACGTCGGGTCTTCGATAATTCCGGCAGCCACGCGCTTGGCATAGTCATAGGTCTCGTAGCAGATGGATTCCTGGTCGTTTCCCGCCGTCGTGATTTCGATGATAAGCGGTTGGGAGCGCGCGCCGACGGCCGTCATAATGAGATCGACCAGTTCCGGATTGTCGAAAGCATAGAGTTCATCGACAATCCCGCCATGCACATTGTATCCGGCCTTGGTCTTGACATCGCTCGACATGGAGCGGAGGACGGACCGGCTGCTCTCTTGGACAATCGATGTCTGGAATCCCCTGATCCGATCTCTAAGGACGGACGATGTCTCAGCCATGATCTTGGCCATATCGAACACGATATGCGCCTGCTGTTTATCGTTCGCCAGGCAATAGACCTCTGCGCCCGCCTCGCCATCGCCAAAGGCAAGCAGAAGGGCGAGACCGGCAGCCATCGTGCTCTTGCCATTCTTCTTGGGGATCTCGATAAAGCCCTTCCGGTACATCCGCAGCCCGGTCTCACGGTTCTTCCAACCGAAGAGTTGGCGTACAACATACGCTTGCCAGGGCTGCAGGACGAACGGTTTGCCCGCCCACTCGCCTTTAAAATGGCGCAGGTGCGAGAAGAACCGAACGGCATAGTCGGCAGCATCCGTATCGAAAACATATTGTTTCAAGTCAATGCGCTGAATATCGTTGGTTATCACGGTTTCTTATGGCCCTCGACGAGCATATGCGGCGCCTTCCGGGGCGGCGGCGTCAGTTCGTCAGGTTTGATCTTCTCCGCTGCATTCGGCAAGAGATGAACACCGCCCCGATCCGAAGGGCTAAAGCCGAGCATCGATGCTGCCCGCATCATTTCGTCATAATAGATTTTGGAGATTTTAACATTAGGATTCACCTGATCGGTATAACAACCGGGGCGGCTTTCGACGCACACGGTGAGGCCTTTCTTCATCGCCTCTTCGGCTTCGCGCCAACGCGCCCACGCCTGGCAGTATCCAGCGAGGACGGCCCGATCACAGGCCGTCAGCAATCCTGGCATGCGCACCAGGGTGGTCATGACCCGGCGCCACTCACCTTGTGCCTTCTCGGTGAGCCAATTCGGACAGGCGATCACGGCGCGCGCTGGGGCCTTCGGTTCGTCGGGGTTCAGCGGCCGGTGCCCGCGGTTGCCTTCAA